TGAAACAAAGAACTGATAGCATATGCCCTAGATACTTTGTCTCGGTCAGGTTGATACTCTTGAATAGGTAAACCTGCCAGTCTTAGGTCTTGAATCAAAGATTGACCTGAAGCTTTTTTCTCAATCACGATGGAATCTGGTCTATGCTTCATGTATTTGTCCACCGCTTTCTGTCTGAGTGTGGGAAAATCCCAGCGACCCTTCTCCATTCCTAGCAATACCATGTTTGCCATACTTAAATCGTCTTTCTTAAAGATTCCCCACGTAGTAACCACAGAATAGTCTGCAGTTGTGCGGGTAGAAAACGCTGTATCCCAGGATTGTATGATGAAATCGCACTCAGGAGGGTCTTCACTGCTCCAATCTTGCCAGTAATCTACCTGAATGATGCCGCCTGTCTCTGATGAAGGGCTTTGCAAGTACAGTGCGTCGAATTTAAACGGGGGTGTGTTGTTTTTTGTGCGGATAATGTCCTCGGTTGACCAGCAAAATCCATTTTCGCGATCAGGTGCCCCCCAGAAAGACTCACCAAGCTTGGGTTCGGGGTAATTTTCTGGTAAATATCCTTGTTCAATTAGTTCAGCACGTGCTGTTGATAGCTGTGCTGCGGATTCTGCAGTATTTAACGCAGGAATTCGCACCACATCCCACTTATCTGCAAGGGGTGAAGCCTCTTGCTGCTTTAACAAGTGACCTGCTAAGTCATTTTCGTGCCATCTTGTCATGACGAGCACCACTTTTCCGCCTGGCATCAAACGTGTTCGTAAACCAGAGGCATACCATTCGTTTAATTGTTCTCTTCGTGTCTTCGAATACGCATCTTGTTCTGATATTGGGTCATCAATTACCGCTAAGTGCGCACCAAAACCCGCTATACCAGAGCCAGAACCTGCAGCCAAGAAGCTGCCAGCTATTTTCCCGCTCTCTTCTAGCGCCCATGAGTTCGCCGCACGGTTATCTTTCTTGATTCGTACCTTTGGAAAGATAGTATTGTAGGCTGTGGTGTTGATGATGTCTCTGATTGTTCTACCAAACTTGGTAGCCAAGTCATCTGAGTGAGATACCGCAATCTCTTGCCAATAAGGATTACGCCCCAGCGCCCATGCTGGGAAATAAGTGGAAGTGATTAGAGACTTGGAAGAACGGGGTGATACGAATACCATCAGTCGATCGGTTTCGCCGCGCTCTAAACTCATCAGCTCGTCACATAGTAAACGGTGATGCGGTCCCACATTGAAGCTAGGATTCATCAGCATGACAAATGCCAGTAAGTCATCACGTGCTTGTTTGACTGCTAGCCTAGTTGCCGCGTCTCTATCTTCTTTAGTGGCTTGAGTATTAGTCTGTGATGTAAGCAACGCCGCCCCACAAAACTATCTGAGAATAAGTATCCACATCTTGTTGTCCTGTGTACAGCTCTAACCTTGGTGTTAAAATCATTTCTTTTTGTCTCCTGATACTACTTTAAGTTTGGGTGTTGCGATTCTCTTTAATCGCTCCACGTCACGCTGGATATCTTCCTCTGAGTTACCTGATGCAAATGCATTCATAATGGTTGTTTCATTTACTGTCTTGTCAGTCCACAATGCTTTGTGTTTACCTAACAATTCTAAACTTCGGATTGCCGCGCTGTAGTCCCCTTCTTGTTCGGTCGCATCTGCGATACGCACTAAACGGCGTAAGATGTCATCCGCGTCAAGCTGTAGCCTGCGCATTGAATCTTGCTTGAGCTCCGCCACTCGCTCCCGTATGCGATCCATTTTCAAAAACTGATAGGACTTCGCGTCTGCCACTTTGTCCGAGTAGCCCGCGCGCTTTGCCGCCGCCTTTGAGTTTAGGTCTTTAATGTATTCCTGACAGAATAGCTCTTGCCGCCCTGTCAAGCGTTTCTTTTTATCCATGTAAAAAAAATTATAACATAGAGCCCTTGTATTAACAAGGGGTGTTATGATACCATTATGCTATCCCGCTTCGCGGGTGTCTCCTGTAAGAGAGGGGGCTTTGAAACGCTGACCTCACTCGGCGTGCCCCCTCGCACAAACAGCAAAGCCCATGGGTCATCACCGTATATTATCAACCGCGCAAATGAAGAGAAGGATTTCGCGCCTGTTGCGTGTGTTGTCGCATGGCTTGAGCCCCAATCAATTCGCCGATTTGCTGACGGATTTCCTCAGTCAAGGGGGCACGCGAAAATCAGACAGGGTCGACCTCAGCCTCAAGGACTATATCGACAAACGTAAGCACACCCCGTGAACATGCGGGAACGCGGGAATGCCCCCGCTCCCTGGGAAGGTGGGAAGCTAGGAAGGTCCTGAAATTTTGCTAAAATTTTTTTCGGTGCATATGTGTGTGTGGGTGACTTAAGTTTTTTGGGGGTGGGGGTGGAGCATAAAGACCACTCCCTAGCATATACCCACGCATATCCATTGAAGTAATAATTTATTACCTTAGTATATCGTTCATATATACTGAACAAACTACGAACACCTGACCGAAATGCCTGCGACATATTGCGCATATACTTTTCTTTCTGGATATGTTCTACTTGATATATGGAAAATACATTAATGAAATCTAAATCTTTCGGTTGGCTCAAGCGAAAGGTTAAAAACAGAACTAACAAAATCTACATGGGACAAAATGTCGCACCCGTGTACAAAGTGTGGCAAATCGACTCAGTCTGGTTTGCGAGACAAATCGCCACAGCTGACAGATAAGTCTAGATGATAGCCCCTTCGGGGGCTTTCACCTACACTTGTAGGCATGAAGCACTGATGCGTGAAAATCGTAGGGGAGAGGTGCGACCAAAAACAGGTGCGACACTATGCCACATTGACAGGATATAGCGACAATATACCGAACAAAATTCGATATATCGGTGCGACAAATATTGTCTTGATTAATCTGGTGGATATGTTCTAATAGCCCTACTTTTAACAACTGATTTAATAGATTATTTAATTAATATCTAATCATCTATTAATCTAATATCTTATTAAATTGGGGGTTTTGAGGGTGCGACAGTTTTGATATTGACTTTAAAATTCAATCTGTCATACTGAGTTTAGAAATTGAAAATAAACAGTTTTTTATTTCTGTACTTCTTTCTAAACTACAAAATTGAGTGCGACAGATTGGCTATTGACTTTCAAATCTGATCTGTCATACTCAAGAAAGATTGTGAGGTTATTATTATGAGATCAACTTTGGGAGTAATTGGTCGTGGATATTTACCACTAGGTAAATCACCAATATTCAACGGTCAAAAAGATAAATATGAAAGTTCAGCAAAATCCGTTTTTACGGGTTATGTCTTTAAATCTGAAAATCAGCGACTTGCTGACGGTGGTCGAGTGTCTTTGTTACGCAAGGCACAATCTCACCCAGATTATGAAAAGTTTATGAAATTGGCATCTGGTCGGTAATTCGACTAGATGCGACACAATGCACATTGACTTTGAAAATCAGTGTGGCATACTAGAAAATATATAGTGAGGTAAACATGGCACTACGCAGAAAAGATTTTATTGAGTTCGCTGAACTAATTGCGAAACATAACCCAACAAAAGCATTGGTTGAGGATATAACGCACATATTGGCGAGATCAAACAACAGATTTGACAAGCTACGATTTATGGACTATATCGAAGCGAAATCAAAATTTACGGATAACAAACTAACAATCAATAACTTACGAAACAAATGGGGAGTAAATCATGGGTAGAACTGTCTATACTACTAGGGCTAATTTCCTAGACGATATCAAGGTGTTTGGTAATGTGAAAGCACTATATGAATATGCATTTAGTTCACTAAATACTGAAACACCGTTCCTAGACCGATCTGGATCACCATATCCAGCAACGTATTCTAGGTTTAATACACTGCTCAAAAAACAAGGATTTGTATCGCTATATGCAGACAATTCTTTGAGCTGTGATACTGAAATCTTAGTCAATAGCACCACTATTAACGGTGGTTGATATGTGGAAAATTGACTTTGAAAAATTCTTGATGAGTGCGACACAATGTGCTATTTACATTTTCG